ATCACCCTCATCAGTAATACCTGGTAGTTCAATCATATTATCATCTTCAAAGATAGCAATTTCATAAAATCCTTGAGCGGCACCATATGACATATCATTTTGTACAATACTAAGAATGTATTTGTCAAAGTCAAACTGTGATTTATAACCTCTAGGTGCTAGTGTATCTTTCATCATATCTGGGTGAAACATATTTTTCTCCTTTGTTTCATTTAATACTACTAATCATTACTAATATACAAACATAGAAGAATGCAAAAGCAAAAACAGGAGCCGCATTTGAAATCTTCTTTGTAGTTGGTGGTTCAGGCTTTACATAATGTGAACCCATATAATCTCTATCCCAAGCATCTCTTCTTGTATCTTGTTTACGTTGATCTGCATGAATAATTCTTGGATCGACTTTATGTGTAAATCTTTCTTCTGCCATTAATCTTCGCCTACTAAACCTACTTCAACTGCCTTGATGTGTTTACATTTTCTATATGCAGGACAATTACATTCCCAACCTCTATCCCACATTACTACTTCATAAGCATCGCCTTTACTACCTGTGATAGGCCAACGAGTACCAACTAAATGATGTCCGCGAGTGTTAATTACTTCTGATTCAAATGCCATTGTTCTCTCTTCTTTATTAACTATACACATATAATAGCATAATTACAGGAACTGTCAACCTAGTCTTGTCTTGTTCCTGTTCCATAATCTATGACTACTGGAAATCTAGGAACACCATCATTACTTAATTCAAAGTATCTACAAGTTGCCCAATTTACACTATCTTTAGTTTTAAGTAATTCTGCAAGTTTACTTTGTGAGCCTCTTACTCCTGAACTAAACTGTGTACCATCTGCAAGTTCAAGTATAAACCTTTTTGCATATCCTGCCCAATTGCCATTACCTTCTTGTATCTCTATAACTTTGTATTCTTCTGTAATAAACTCTTTTCTCTTTAACAAGTTTTTAGTTCTCTTAAACTGATATGGTGTATCTTGTCTAATCATTTGACCTTCATAACCAGCAGTAGTATATTCTCCGTAGAGTTTGTCAATTTCTTCACTATTTCCTGCAATGTCATATTTTACTAATACTAAGCCAGGACCTGCAACATTTGCCTGAATCCATTCTGCTCTTTGTGTAAAAGTCATATTAGGATTTGCACTATCAAACATATCATATATATGATACTGTACTAATTCTTTACTTTCTGCAAGTTCGTCTGCACCAATGTTTACAGTTTTCCTAACTAAACTCGTAATCTTTTGGAAGTTATCTTTAAGGTCATGATTATATAATTCACCGTCAAGTGTTACTGTAGGATTTTCTTTAATGAAATCTGTAAGTACTTCAGCAATATGAGGTACTGCGACAATAGGCTTATTGCTTCTACTGTATAATCCTCTACTGTTTACAACCATCCTGATACCATCTAATTTAGGTTGTGTAAATCCAAATTCTACAGGAGTCTTTGTAAAATCATGTGCTAACATAGGCTTAAATGCAGTATAACTATCTATAGCATTTATATCTTCAAAGTATTCTTTTTCAATTCTTTTATCAAATTCTGCATTTGCTTCAAACTTTGCTTGTGTAATATTTGTAGTAGCATTTGCTCTACCAACATTTTTAGCCTCTGTAATGAACCATTCACTAGTAACTTTTTTACCATCTTGTGTACCAGAAATTGTCCTAGTACCTGCTTGTGTTTCATCTAAATTCCAACCATACTGCATAGTCCATTCACGTACTTTGCCAGTTGTATCTCTTTTATATAATTTAGGTAAATTGTAAATTGTTTGCATAATTGGTCCTCTTCTTTTTTGTAACTATACTATTAATATAACACAGTTTTTAGAAGTGTCAACCGTTTTGCTTATCTTTTTTCCATTTTATATATATTGTTTTGTTCGTTGAAGTAATGATTTCTGTTTGCTTTTAGTCTATTTTCTAACTGGTCATAATGTTTTATACCATTTGTAAGTATATTTTTATTTGATTCAATCATAGAATTTAGTCTAATATCATTATCTAAGTTATCATAACTATGATCAAATATATCATCAAACATATCAAATCCGTAATCTCTCATACTTGCAACATGATATTTGTTACTTACATATAATGCAGGATGCAGAGATACAAAACACTGAGTTGTTTTTTCTGTAATAAACGTATAAGGCAAATCGTATCTTGTTTCGGTCACTACACTAAATTGACATCTTTCAAATATAGGTTTCAGTCGCAAAAGATTTGCAGTATTCTTTAAAATGTTAATATTATTTAATTCATAATCTCTATATTCATTCATAGATAAATCAGTAAAATTAGGCAAGTGCCAGTTTCTTGCTTTATAACTTATAAGTCTACTAGGATAGTTTTCTAATGCTCTAACAGTGCAATCTCTGTGTGTTCTAATATTAAAATTTAGGCATAGAAAATTATAATCTTTTTTATTTGAGTAATTAAAATTTACATTATTACGTTTTAAATCTTGCATATGTAAACATGAAAAATCAGGATAGTAAACAAAATTTAAATTCGTATAAGTTTTTTCTAAACCTTGTACATCTGTATAAATTGTTACATCTTTGATAGATTCGCCATAGTATTTTATATAATTTTCTATCTCTAATACTTTTCCATCAACAAATGTAAGTTCATCTTGTATATAAATTTTTACAGGTGTAGCAGGATAATTTAGTTTCCATCCTGTTTCAGGGTTATGTGTAGATTTTAAATTATCTCCTCGCCCTTGTACTTGTATGAGTCCAGGTTTTAAATTTAGCTCATGTGGTTCAGGAATCATTTTATCATTACCTTAAAACTTCCTGGATTATGTGGTTGATTATCGCAGGATTTAGTATAAGGATGATTGTTAACCCAAGTCTTAAATTCTTTCATAATTGCTCCCTGCCCAGTAACTACAATTACATATTTGTATTTTGCAAAGTGGGCGTCTTGCATTTGATTATTAAAAATGTTCCAAGCAGTATGTATTGGTAGTCCATGCAAATCTAGTTTCATACGTTTATTTAATACGATAAATAGTACGTAAGGAAAAAACATGCCACGTATATCACTATGGAAAGACGGTGCTCACACCAACGATTATAGATTCTTTGATAGAAGAATTAAAGAAATGTTTACCATTGGTGGTACTGGAATTAATGTCCATAAGTATCTAGGTGTACAGAATCAGGGACAAAGTAACGATCCAAGTCAGCCCAATTATGTAGAACCAGACCCACTAGGAATTCAAGATTTTTTATTTTTAGAAAATAGAGATAGAAAATATGACCAAGACATATACAGCCTTAGGGGAATATATAGTGTAACTGATACAGATTTTGATTTATCGCAATTTGGATTATTCTTAGCAAATGATACACTCTTTATTACATTACATGAAAACGATATGCTTAATAATTTAGGACGTAAATTAATGCCCGGCGATGTCATAGAGTTGCCCCACTTGACTGACTTTAGTGCATTAGATGAAAGTGTAGAATTAAGTTTAAAACGTTATTATGTAGTGCAGGAAGGTAGTAGACCTAGTGAAGGATTCAGTCCAACTTGGTGGAGTCATTTGTGGCGTATTAAATGTGGGCCTTTAGTAGATGCTCAAGAGTATAAAGATATACTTGACTTAGTACAACAAGATAAAGATGGCAATGATACTACAAACACATTACGTGATTTATTATCTACTTATAATAAAGAATTAGAAATATCTAATAAAGTTGTACAAGCCGCAGAAAAAGAAGTTCCAGAAAGTGGATATAAAACAGACCAATTTTATGTTATTCCTACAGGCCCAGATGGTACACCACTAGAACCAAAAGGTGTCAATGCTGATGATACAAATCTTAATGCAGACAACACAGATGCAAGTGCCGATGCAAGGCGTATAACCCCACAGAATGCAAACGCATATAGCGGATATTTGGTAGGAGATGGGCTTCCGCCAAATGGAGAAAATGTTTCAATGGGTACTAGTTTTCCTGCAAACTCGCATGAAGGTGATTATGTGCTAAGATTAGATTTTTTACCTAATAGACTATTTAGATATAGCGGTTCACGTTGGATAAAGGTAGAAGATGATGTACGTTCTAAACTTACACCTGGTACAGGAAACACACAAAGAGACGGATTTATAAACAATACTGCAACATTTACTGCAGATGACAATACTACTGCTACTAGTAGGCAGTCACTTAGTGATGCACTTAAACCTAGAGAAGATTAATGCCACAACAATTCTTTTATGATGAACAAATTAGACGTTTTTTACTACAATTTATTCGTGCATTTAGTAACTTTCAAGTCGAGTATGGTAAAGATAGAGACGGACTTACTACCTTGCAAACTGTTCCTGTAAAATACGGTGATTCAACACGAATGGTTAGTGCTATATTAAGAGAAAATAGTGAAAACAAAATTATTCCTACACCTATGATTTCATGCTACATTACTGGTTTAGAATATAATCCGGATCGTAGACAAGATCCTACTTTTGTAGAAAAGAAGCATATACGTATGAGAAAATTTGATCCTAACACAAATGAGTATAATACACAACAAGGAAATGCTTTTACAATTGAACGTATGATGCCTGTTCCTTATACACTTAATATAAGTGTTGATATATGGACTAGTAATACAAATCAAAAATTACAATTGTTAGAACAATTATTAGTACTTTTTAATCCAGCATTAGAAATACAAAGTACAGATAATTATTTAGATTGGACTAGTTTAAGTTATATAGAACTTACCGGCACACAGTTTACTAGCAGAGCAATTCCACAAGGAGTTGATGAAGCCATAGATATAGCAACATTACAATTTATAGTACCTATATTTTTAAGTGCACCTGCAAAAGTTAAGAAATTAGGTGTTATTAATAAAATTGTTGCAAGTATATATGATGACCAAGGCGGAATAGCCGATGGTGTTATAGATGGTCAGATATTAATGGGCACAAGACAAAAGTTTACACCAATGAATTTTGGTATAATTTTATTAGGAAATACTGTACAAATATTAGACAGAAACGAGACAATAACTAATAAAGTAGCATATAGTCCTTTGAATGACCCTCCCACAAAAATTGGTAGCGATGATGTAAGTTGGGCTGCACTAGTAAATCAATACGGAGAATTACAAAGTGGTATAAGTCAATTACGTTTAGAGACAGGAGGTACTGCAGAAATAATAGGCACTGTGGCTTTCCATCCTAGTGACCCTCATAAATTACTATGGACAGTACAAAGCGATACAATACCAACAAATAGTTTGCCTGCAATAACAAAGATTATTAATCCACTTAAAAGTGCACCAGATGTAGGTCTAGCCAGCAGTATACTAGGTCAAAGATATTTAATATTGAACGCAATAGGCGATTCTAGTAACACAGATGGGCCTGATGCTTGGGGTGATCTAGTGGCAGGAGCAAATGATATTATTGAATATAATGGTGTAAATTGGCAGATTGCCTTTGATAGCAGTGAAGAAAAAGGTATACAGTATATTACAAATAGTCACACAAATCTACAATATAAATGGACTGGATCAGATTGGATAAAGTCATATGAGGGCGAATATAAGGCAGGCGATTGGTCTATAGTATTATAATAAGTATTTTACTTTTGTTTACACCTATAAATTTATCACACAGTGAATTAGTTGTAGTAGGCGGTAAAATGTATCAGCCTAATAATAATAAGAAAACTTATGGTAAACGTAACCAATTAACTAGACAACAAAAAATACAACAAGGTTTAATTAAAGAGCCAAGAATGGTTACATGTAGACTAAAAAAACGGGTCAAAACAAAATCAGGTGAAGAAGTTTGTATATATCAGGGACAAAACCGAACTTACGAAATGGCAATTGAAAATAAATGTCCCCGTGAATATAAATGTAAATATAATCCATATGGATCCGAGCCAAACATTGGAAGTGTAATCGATAGTTTAAATGAAGCAGTCAAGTAAACAGATAAATCAAAGTGTAGGTGCACTTTTTTTAAGTAAAAAAACAAGTAGATATCTTTTTGTATTACGCAGTGGTGGAAGATATGATAGCACATGGGCATTTGTTGGTGGCAAAGTTGAGAAAGGCGAAACTGAATATACTGCACTACAACGTGAAATTGTAGAAGAAATTGGTTTTATGCCATTAGTTTTAAAGACTATACCTGTTGAAAAATTCACAAATGCAAAAAATAATTTTACATATATAACTTACGTGTGTCTGATAGAAGAAGAATTTGTACCTAAGTTAAACGATGAACACAAAGGTTATGCTTGGAGTAAATTGACAAGTTGGCCAAAGCCTTTACACCCTGGTGTATTTACTA